AGCGGGAAAATACCGGTATTCACGTTCCACTGGCGCAGCGATCCGCGTAAGGACGATGAGTGGTATCGCAAGGAGTGCGAGAAAATCGATAACCCGGTCATTGTTGCCCAGGAGCTCGACCTGAATTACAGCGCATCTGCTGAAGGTGTGTTGATCCCATCCGATTGGGTGCAGGCCGCTGTCGATGCACATATCAAGCTTGGCATTCAGCCTACCGGCAAACGGCTGGGGGCTATGGACGTCGCCGACGAAGGTCGCGATAAAAACGCCTTTTCCACGCGTCATGGCTTCCTGCTGGAGAACGTGCGCGAATGGTCTGGCGTTGGCAGCGACATCTACCAGTCAGTTGAAAAAGTTTTTGGCTACTGCGAAGAGGACAACCTCGAAGAATTCCGTTTTGATGAAGATGGCCTGGGCGCAGGCGTGCGCGGGGATTCTCGCGCCATTAACGAACTGCGCAAGGCTGCACGGCGGCCATCCGTCCTTGCTACGCCGTTTCGCGGCAGCGGTGCGGTATTCGATCCCGATGATGAAGCCGTGCGCGGCGACAACGGTCAGACTGCCCGCCTGAATAAAGATTTCTTTGCCAACGCCAAAGCGCAGAGCTGGTGGCAATTACGCAAGCTGTTCCAGAACACCTACCGTGCGGTGGCCGAAGGTATGGCCTACAACCCGGATGAAATCATTTCCATCAGCAGCACCATGAAGAGCAAAGACAAACTCATTATCGAACTTTCCCAGCCGACCTACTCCATCAACGGGGTGGGGAAAATCGCCGTGGACAAACAACCTGATGGTACCAAATCACCTAACCTTGCTGACTCTGTGATGATCAGCTACGCGCCAATGAATTCAGCTCTGGACATCTGGGAGCTGCTAGGGAGACAGGCCTGATGGCACGAAACAAACAGCCCCCTGAGAAGGTGGCGCAACCCACTGCGGACAGCTTCAATAATTTCGAGGCCCGCGTGGGGATGCAGACCGCTAACCAGCATTCAGGATCGACTTACCGGCCAAACCTCACCAGCCGCAACCGGCAGCTGATAGAAAACTCTTACCGCTCATCCTGGATTATCGGCGAGTCAGTCGATGCTATTCCTGATGATATGACCCGCAAGGGGATCCGCATCACCTCGGAGATAGACGCGAAGGACCGCGGCGTTATCGAATCACAGATGGATAGCCTGGAAATATGGGATGTTCTGAACGACGTGCTGAAGTGGTCACGCCTGTACGGTGGCGCGGTCGGTTTCATCATGATTGAAGGGCAGGCACCCATGACCCCTCTGCGGCTTGAGACGGTCGGCAAGGGGAAGTTTAAGGGCATATTGTCACTTGACCGCTGGATGATTAATCCCGTCACTACCCGCCGCGTAAAGGATATGGGGCCTGACCTGGGCAAGCCTGAATTTTACGATGTGGTGGCGACGGCAACCGGCATTCCCGCCTGGCGCATCCATTACAGCCGGCTTATTCGCTTCGATGGTGTGACGCTGCCGTTCCAGCAGAAGAGGACCGAGAACGAGTGGGGCATGTCGGTAGTGGAGCGTCTGTGGGATCGGCTTACCGCGTTCGACAGCGCAAGCATGGGTGCTGCGCAGCTGGTCTATAAAGCGCACCTGCGTACCTATAAGGTTAAGGATCTTCGCAAAATTATTGCGATGGGTGGCCCTGCATATGATGCGCTGCTAAAAAACATCGACCTGATCCGTCTGTTCCAGAGCAATGAAGGTATGACGCTGATGGATGACCTGGACACGTTCGAAACCCATCAGTACAGCTTCACAGGCCTCGACGACATTCTCTCGCAGTTCGCCGAGCAGATTAGCGGGGCGGTGGGTATCCCGCTGGTGCGCCTGTTCGGACAGTCTCCTAAAGGCTTCTCGACGGGGGATGCTGACCTTGCCAACTATTACGACAGGGTGAGCTCGCTGCAGGAGCGCCGCCTGCGCCTGCCGGTTCGCCGGATACTGGATATCATCCATCGCTCTGAGCTCGGCAAGCCGCTGCCTGACGATTTCACCTTTGAATTTAACCCGCTGTGGCAGATGTCAGACGTTGACCGCTCGACGGTAGCCGTGAACGTCACGACGGCCATCAGCACGGCGCTGGCCGACGGACTGATGACGCAAAAGGCCGCCATGACTGACCTGAGGGAAAACTCCGGCGTCACGGGTATTGGCGCATCTATCACCGACGAGGATATCAAAAATGCGGAAGACGCCCCGCCGCCAGGCATCAGCGAACTTGAGGACAAGTCGCCGGAGTCGCCAGGCGGAGATCCGATATCGAACGAACCTACGGCAGATAGCGAAAGCCGTCGGGCAAATAGTCAATGGCCGCTACGATGGTTCAAACGATAGCGTCACCGACATCATGGACGCGCTCGAGCGCTACAGCGACATTATCACCCCCTGGGCGACGGTAGTCGCTGAGCGTTTCACCTCAGACATCTCCCGACAGAACGAAACGCAGTGGCGGCGCCACAGTGCTGCGATAAGCACCGAACTTCGAAGGATGGTGGATACCGCACCGGTTGGCCAGGTGATGAAATCCATCGTTGCCGAGCAAATCAAATACATCAAATCGCTGCCGCTTGAGGCTGCCGACCGTATTTATGACATTCAGAACAGGGCTATCGAGGCCGTTGTAACCGGCGGGCGTGCTGAGCCTTTTGCGAAAGAAATAGCGGCGTCGGGGGATGTTTCCGTATCGCGGGCCAACCTTATCGCCCGCACCGAACTTGGACGCGCAACCGGCGCACTCGACCAGGCGCGCGCGTTATCCATCGGCTCTAACGGCTATATCTGGCGAACCGCCGAAGACGGCGACGTGCGGCACTCACACCAGAAGATGGAAGGGCAGTTTGTCGAGTGGGCCAGACCGCCGACGCTTGACGGTATGACCGGCCATGCCGGGGAGCTGCCGAACTGCCGCTGCTACAAAGAAATCGTGTTCCCGGATCCACACTCTTATCTCGCCTGATTAGCAGGTAACCCATGAAATATTACTTTGATACCCGGCTGGGGGAGACCCGCTATCAGCTGGCCGACGGTTCGTTGCTGTGCAAAGACGTGCCGATCGCCCGAACGGGCACCCAGCTTTACAGCGCCGCTGACCTGCCAAACCTGATACCCGACAAACACGGTGAAATCGTTGTCACGCGCTCGCCTGAGCACGTGTTTGACCCGGCCACGCTCGCTTCTTTCGAGGGGATGAGCATCACGATCCTTCATCCGGAGGACGATGACGGCAATGTCCGGCTTGTCGATCCGTCGAACTGGAAAGAGCTGGCAAACGGTCACCTTCAGGACATCCGTCGCGGCACTGGTGAACAGTCCGACCTGGTGCTGGCTGACCTTATCGTCAAGGACCAAAACGCCATACAGCTAATTGAGGATGGCCTGCGTGAAGTGTCGTGCGGCTATGACGCTGAGTATGAGCAAACTGCGCCCGGCAAAGCCGAGCAGGTAGATATTACCGGAAACCATGTGGCTCTTGTCCCTAAGGGCAGAGCCGGAAATCGTTGTGCAATTGGAGACAGAGACACAATGGCAAACCAAAAGAAAAGCTGGTGGACCCGTATGCGTACGGCCATCAAAACGGGCGATGCGGATACGATGAATGAACTTGTTGAGTCGGCTCCCGCGACCGTTACGGGGGATGAGGGAGACCTGCCGCAGGGCGTAAATCTCAACATTAACCTTTCACCTCAGCAGCCACTACCAGACAAAAAGCCGGAAATGGGCGGGGAGGTGACCGGCGATGGCGATGATGATATCAAAACCCTGCTGAAAGCCTTGCTGGCAAAAATGGGTGGGGTAACGGGGGATGCTGACGACCCTGATAAGGACAAAGACAAAAAGCCTACCGGCGACGGCGAGGACGACGAGGAAGAAACCACGATTACGGGGGATTCAGCCTACCGCGCCGAAGTGATAGTGCCGGGTATCGATCTGACCCGCAAAATGAAGCCGACCGCATTCAAGCGTGACGTGCTGGCGACCGCGGATAAAAAGCTGGTTCGTCAGGTGGTCGGTGACGCAGACATCAGCAAGCTGCCTAAGCAGTCGATTGAGATGGCCTTTAACGCCGTGTCTGAGATTGCCAAGGGGCGTAACACTCGTACCCCAACCGGTGATGCCGCACGTCAGAACTCGGGTTCGCTGAACATTGCCGACCTGAACAAAACAAACGCCGATTTCTGGTCTAACCGCAAAGGATAATCCAATGACAGCTTATTTATTCCGGATGCCCGTCGGCATCGCCGGGGCCATTTCACGCCCGCAGGATTTGACCGTTGAGCCGGTGATCCTCAAATCGGATAACGCCTTTCAGGCTTACGGTCTGGCCGGGAAATTTGATGCGGATGGCTTCTTTGTGCCACTGGCAGAAGGTGATACCGCTGACCTGGTTAAGGGTATCTACGTACGACCTTATCCAACCACCTCGCAGCCTGACATGGTTCGCCAGGTTGGGACGGATAAAAACTTCCCGGGTGATGCAATGCGACGCGGATATATGACCGTCAATCTGGGTGACAGCTTTGATACCGGCGCCATCAAAAAAGGTGACCCGGTTTACGTTGTCATCGCAGATGATCCAGGCATTGGCGTGCCGCCTGGTGGCTTCATGTCTACGTCTGTGGCAGACAAAAATGTCCTGTTGCCCAACGCGGAATTCACCGGTGCCGGGGATGCTGGCGGCAACACAGAAATCTCCTGGAAGATTTAAGGAAAAAAACGAATGATTACTTTCGATCAGGCAACCGTAGACGGTTCCGGCACATTTTTAATCGGTGAGCTGGAGCGTCTCGATCCGACACTGAACCTGCCGCTGGTGGGTTATACGTGGACCCGCGACGTTCAGATGCGTGAAGACGTATCCATTGCGGACGATATCTCCAGCTGGACCCACACCAGTTTCGCCGCGGCGGGGACCGGGGCTAATCCGAACGGCAAGAACTGGGTAGGCAAGGACTCCACGGCCATTGCGGGTGTCAGCGTTGATATCGGCAAAGACGGTAACCCTATGAACCTGTGGGGCATGGAGCTGGGCTGGACGGTTATCGAACTGCAGGCAGCCCAGCAGGTAGGCCGCCCCATCGACAGTCAGAAGTACGAAGCCATGCAGCTCAAGTGGCAGATGGACAATGATGAGCAGGTGTATATCGGTGATGAAGCGCTTGGCCTCCAGGGGCTGGCAAACCTCATTGGCGTGACGCTGAACAACGCGCCGAAAACCTGGGCTAACTCCACCAACGACGAAATCCTGGACAGCGTGAACAGTATCCTGTCGAACGCCTGGGCCGCATCCGGTTATTCCATTGTTCCGTCTGACCTGCGTATCCCGCCAGAGCAGTATTCTCTGCTGGCGAGCCGCAAAGTCTCCGAAGCTGGCAACCAGTCACTGCTGACCTACCTGTCCACCAACACCATTGCTTTCCACCAGAACGGTGTTCCACTGGAGATTAAAGCAATCAAGTGGTTGAAAGCGCGGGGCACTGGCGGTACGGATCGCATGATTGCGTACACCAACAACAAGAAGTACGTGCGCTATCCGCTGGTGCCGCTACAGAGCGTCCCGATTCAGTACCGCGGCCTGTACCAGATTGCGACCTACTACGGAAAGCTGGGCGCCATCGAGCCGGTCTACCGTGAAACGCTGTCCTACGTGGACGGCATCTGATAACCAGAACGGCCCCGCAAGGGGCCAGAAGGAATACGAAAATGGCTAAAGAAAAACTGGTTTCAATTCACGTTCACACGCCGTTCAAACTGACGCTGGCGGACCACTCGGTGCGGGAATTTAAAAAGGGTCAGCATAACGTCCCTGAGCCCGTAGCAGCGCACTGGTTTACGCAGGCACATTCGGAGCAGTCCGGCGAGGTGGTTAGCGATACGGGCGACCAGCAGGCGATCATCGACAACCTGCTGGCGCAGATCGCCGAGAAAGATAAGCTCATTATCGACAAAGATGCGCTTATCACCGATCTGAAAGATGCGTTGCTCAAGTTACAGGAGCAGAACGACAACCTGCAGGCGCAGATCGCCGCCGCAGGCAACGGAGCTAAGGATGGCAAAAAATCCTGATTTACCGACAGTAGATAAATTCCGCACCGACTTCCCGCAGTTCTCTGATACCACCAAATACCCTGACGCTCAGGTCCAGTTCCGTCTGAATCTCGCTGACATCATGCTCAGTGAAAATCTGTACGGGCCGGACCTGTATCCCTATATCGTCGAACTGTACGTTGCTCACTACATGGCGCTGTTTGCGCAGGATCAGCGCTCGGCGGCCGCAGGTGGTTCCGGTGGTGCCGCCAGTGGCGTTGTCGCGTCGAAGTCCGTAGATAAGGTCAGCGTCGGTTACGACAACAGCATGACGCTTAACCCGGATGCGGGATTCTGGAACAACACCCGCTACGGTGCCGAGTTTTATGAGATTGCCATGATGTTTGGTGCCGGGGGCAGACAGCTATGAAAAGTGGGGTGAAGGTTACCGCCGATAATGCGCAGGCCATTCTCGATGCGCTCAAATCACTGACCCGCAAAGAGGTGCTGGTGGGTATTCCGGAAGAGGCCAGCGCGCGGGAGGATTCGCCGTTCAGCAATGCCGGTATTGGTTATGTGAACGAATACGGCTCACCCGCGCAGAATATTCCGCCACGTCCGCACCTGATCCCCGGCGTTAAGGTCGCTGAACCAAAGACGATGCCGCAACTTAAATTTGCTGCGCAGGCGGCTCTGGATGGGCATGAGACGGCAGCTATTAAATCTCTGCATGTTGCCGGACGGCTTGCCGTTCAGGGCGTTCATGTTCTTCTGAAAGCGGCCAACTTTACCCCTCTTGCGGATTCAACCGTGGAGGCTCGCGCACGGAGAGGTACAAAGGGGCGAAAAGGGGCGAAAGCGGAGATGGCACGGCGCGCAGCCGGTGAGTCTGCAGGTACAGGCACTGCCAAACCACTGTACGACACAGGGAAATATCGTGACTCAATCACTTACGTAGTGAGGGATAAAGATGCCGACTCTTGACGTTACTGAAGTGCTTTTTGATCCAGATTTTTGCGACACAAACCTTTGGGTGACACGGCGAGAGCAGACGGTTGATGATGACGGCGTTGGAAGTGATAGCGAAGTCAAAACTCAATTTTCTGGCGTGGTGACGGTTGACAGGTCTCTGGAAAATCGTCGCATGCAGTCCGGACAGGCCATCGGCGGGGCAATTCTGGTTGTCACCACCACGCGACTGTCGAACGGTCAGGCAGGGCGTGATGCCGATATTGTGACGTATCAGAACCGGGATTATCGCGTGACCTTCGTTGACCCTTACACCGCCTATGGTGCCGGGTTCGTACAGGCCCACTGCGAGCTTCTGCCGTTTGATGGGGGAACGCCCGTTGAATAACACCAGTACAGAGCGTGGCTGGCTGACGCCCGTCAGCGACGACCCTGAGTATGACTTAGCGCTGGACAGGTTATTAAGCCGGTGGGTACGCAACGTTTCCGGGTTACCCGATAAACTTGTGCGCCCGCGCTGGCAGAAAGAGCAGCCACCCCTGCTGCCTGTAGACACCAACTGGTGCGCCTTCGGTGTTATCAGCGTGCCGGTCGATAACGGTCCGGCATTTACCCAACAGACCGATGAGGGTGTGCAGCTATGGCGCCATGAAGCATTTGAATGCATGGCGTCGTTCTACGGTCCCGGCGGCATGGCGTTAGCCTCCCGGTTTCGTGATGGCATTTCCGTTTCGCAAAACAATGCGGAACTGAATGAGCTGGGGCTGTCGCTGGGCGGCTGTTCAGACCTGACGCCTTTCCCTGAACTCATTAACCAGCAGTGGGTTCGCCGCTACGACATGACAGTACATCTGCGCCGTAAGGTTGTTCGCGAATACGGCATCAAAACAATCCTCTCAGCTCCCGTTCAATTTTTCGGAGAATAAATTATGCCTGACGGCTTATCTGTAACTCGCGTCGTAAACGTGCAGGTTTCGCTTGCACTGAGAGCGGCACAGGGTCGGG